GAAGCAACAAATGGAAATGGTTCTTTGTTTTATAATGCAAATGAAATTGGCGTAATAATAGTAAGATAGAAAAAATTATGAAAGTTATTATTTATAAACAAGACAATGGAATAGTTGCAATAGTTATGCCTGTTCAAGAAACATTAGATAAATATGATATAGATACGATTGCTAGAAAAGATGTGCCTAATGGCAAGCCTTATAAAATTATAAATTTAGATGATATTCCAACTGATGTTACTTTTCGTGATGCGTGGACTGTAGATGAAAGTTTATTAACAGATGGTACAGGTGATGAGCATGATATGTTTTTAAATGATCCACAACATCCAGATAATAAAGGAGAATAACATGATAATTTTAGATATGGCAAAAGCTAAAGAAATTACCAAAGAAAAGTTAAGAGCAGATAGAAAACCTTTGTTAGAAGCGCAAGATGTTCTATTTCAAAGAGCTTTAGAAACTGGAGCTGATACTACAGATATAGTGGCTGAAAAACAAAGACTTAGAGATATTACTAATGATGTTGATGCTATGACTACAGAAGAAGAATTAAAAAATAAAATAAACATCCTTGAGGGTTCATAAAAATGGCAATAACCTACACCTGGAACGTTAAAACTGTAGATACTAAAACTGTTGATGGTAATGTTGATACTGTATTTAATGTACATTACATTTTGACAGGTACTGATGAGAATAAAAACTCTGATACAGCGTATGGCACAATAGCATTAGATACTTCTGATTTATCAGATTTTACTGCTTTTGCAGATTTAACTACTAGCATTGTGCAAAGTTGGACAGAAGCTGCTTTAGGGGAAGAAAAAGTACAGGTTTTAAAAGATGTAATTTCTTATAAAATAACTCAAAAAATAACACCTACAGAACAAAGAAAAACTATAGGCGAATAAAATAATATATAATTTATAGCTATGGCAGATACTTTTACTACAAATTTAAACTTAACCAAACCAGAGGTAGGAGCTTCTACAAATACCTGGGGTGGCAAAATCAATACAGATCTTGATACTGTAGATGGTATTTTTGCATCTGCTGGAGATGGTACTTCAGTAGGTCTTAACGTAGGTTCTGGCAAAACTCTTACAGTCGGTGGCACATTAGATATAAATGGCACAATTGATTGTGAAGGTGGAGCTATTGATAACACTACAATCGGTGCAAGCACAGCTTCTACAGGAGCTTTTACTACTCTTAGTAGTTCTGGTTTAGCAACATTAGCAAGTCTTACTTGTGCTGGAACTTCTACTTTAACAACAGTAGATATTAATGGCGGTGCGATAGATGGCACAGCTATTGGCGCAAGTTCTGCTTCTACAGTAGCAGCTACAACTGTTACTGCTTCTGGGAACATCAATACTACAAGCGGAGAGTTACAAATAAATGGCACAGATATTTTTGATAAAATATATCCAGTAGGTTCAATTTATATAAATGCAACAAACAGTACTAATCCTGCGACTTTATTAGGTTTTGGTACATGGGTAGCTTTTGGTGCTGGTAAAGTTCCTGTCGGCATAGATTCATCTGATACAGATTTTGATGTTGCTGAAGAAACAGGCGGTGTAAAAGATGTAACTTTAACAATAAATCAAATACCAAGTCATACTCACAATATAGACTATTCACAAAGCGGAGCTGGTGGAGGTAATGTTAGTGTTGATTTTTTTGCTGGTATAGCAAGCAACGCTTCTGGAGCATTAACTCACATTACTGAGTCAACAGGTGGTGGTGGATCACATACCAATCTTCAACCATACATTGTTGTTTATATGTGGAAACGCACAGTATAGGAGCTTAACATGGCTCTAGTTCCAATTACACCACCAGCAGGAATAATCAAAAATGGTACTGACTATGCCAACAAAAGTCGTTGGGTAGATGGTGATTTAGTACGTTTTGAAAATGGTTATTTAAAACCTTTAGGCGGTTGGACAACTTTTAGACAAAATCCAGTTGGTACTTTTTTAAGTGCTACAGTTACAACTGCTTCATCAAGTGCAAACATTACTGTAACTACAACTGTTGTACATAATCTTAGCGTTGGCAATACAGTAGTTCTTGAAGATTTTGCAGCTACAGGCGGTATAACTGCCAATCAAATTAACACAACTTTTACAGTAGCAACTGTACCTTCTACCACGACATTTACTGTCGCTACAACTGGTACTGGTACATCTGCTGCAACTTCTGCTGCCGCAAGGGTTATTCAACCAGCAGTTCCAATAGGTATGTATTCTTACAAAGCAAATAATGGTGAAGAAATCTTAGCTATTGGCACTAGAGCTGGAGTAAATGTTTTATACAATGATGTTTGGTACGATATTACACCTGCTGGTTTTGTCGGTGATGATGTTATTACCTCAACTGGTTATGGAGCTTTTCATTATGGTGTAGAAGATTGGGGAGATGAACGAAGCACTTCTGGAATAAATTTTAATACTAAAAGTTTTTCGTTTGCTAACTGGGGAGAGCATTTAATTTTTTGTTTTGCAGGCGATGGCAAAATTTATCAATGGCGACCTGATGCTGGTAGTGGCAGTCCAGATACGATAGCCACCGCAGTAACTAACGCACCAACTGGTTGTCAAGCAGTTGTTGTTAGTAATGAAAGACATTTAATTGCAATAGGTTCTGGCGGTGATCCTCGTAAGATAGCTTGGTCTGATAGAGAAGATAATACAACTTGGACATCTTCTGCTAGAAATACTGCTGGCGATTTACAAATAGCTACTGGTGGTAAAGCAACTTATGCTGTTAAATTTAACAACGATATTATTATTTTTACCGATGTTGGTATAAACAAGTTGTACTACACAGGTAGTCCATTTGTTTATGGCATACAAGATGCTGGGGTAAATTGTAAAGCGATTAGTCCAAGATCAATTGTATCTTCTGGTGGGTTCTTATCATGGATAAGTGAAAACTCTTTCTTTACTTACGATGGTAGAGTTAGAGAACTTAAATCAGAAGTACATGATTTTATTTTTGACAATATTCAACAAAACACTCAACAAACTACTTTTGGTGCACATAATATTGACTACAACGAAATCTGGTGGTTTTTCCCAGTAGGTGATGTAGACCAATTAACCCCAAATAAATATATCATTTGGAACTATTTGGATAATGTTTGGGCAATTGGCGAACTCGATAGAGGTGCTTGGATAGATCAAGGTGTTTTTGCAAATCCGATTGCTTGTGACTCTGGTGGTTTTGTTTATGAACACGATAAAAGAGCTTTGTTTAATTCGCCAGGATTAGGCACAAGAAAACCTTTTTGTCGTACTGGCCCATTAGAAATAGGTAATGGCGATAAAGTAGCTCAAGTAAATCAAATTTTACCTGACGAAGAAACTACAACTTTACCAGCAATAACTTTAAGTTTTACTGGTCGTTTTACACCATTAGGTGCAGAAACAGATTTTGGTAGTTTTTCTTTTAATGCTGATGGTTATACCGATGCTAGATTTTCTGCTAGACAAGTACAGATGAAAGTAGAAGGCGATGTTACGCAAGACTTTCAAGTTGGCAAAATTAGATTGGATATACAAACTAGAGGTCGTAGATGATAGATCCTGCTAGTAAAAGTCAATATATACAAAGAGTAACTAATGCC